ATTCTCTGTATGCAGTCATTTCAGTTTCAACCTTCTTTGAAAATTCAGGAGAAAATGTTGGAACAGTAGGCTTATAAGTTTTAGAGCGATAGTTTTCTAAAATCTTATCTTGTTCATCTTTTCGTATATCAATATCTAATTGTCCTCTAGCCTTATTATGAGCTTCCCAACCTGCAAGTTCAGCTTCCATTGCCAATCTATCAGTTTGAACTTTTTGTCTTCTTGCTTCATCTAAAAATTGACCCTTGCTTCCCTGTCCAAACCCGGCACTAACTCCAATACCTCCTGTCTGACCTAATTTAACACCACTCACTGTTTTGCCACCTCCTGTCATCTTTTCAATTTCTACATCCGAGTATATATGTGGCCCTGTCGCTGGTGCACTTCCAAGACCTGGTACTAATCTTCCTGGAGCTGTTCTCTTCAAATATTTACTACGAGCTCCCTCGTCCAGTACAGAAGCTGCATCGCTACCTAAAAATGAACCTGCTTCTTGAATTTTACTTCTATCGTACATCATATCACCTATTTGCACATCACCTGTAGGGCCTTTGAAGAATCCCTTCTGTCCAAATTTTGGTCTTTCAAAGCCTTCACCACCAAGTGCTTCATATCCTTTTTCATATTCTCCCCAAGCAGTTTTAGCTTTATCAAATTGACCAGCTGCAAAAGTAGCTGCAGTTCCAACTGCACTAATAGCATTTGAAACCATTTCAGTTTTCCTTCTACGTTTAATCATACCTCTTTTTACATCACCCAATCTTGCCACTGCACTCTTAGCCATATTCTTATCCTTTATCTAATACTTTCTTATACAACACTCTATTATGCCTTACATATTCTACTACACCTTCTGACGTAGATCTAAGTACAGGTACACCTTCCTTCAAACTATCCACTAAAGGAACACCTTTACTAACCTGTAATCTTTCCTGCTTCTTATGTAAAGCTATTCTTGCTTGTCTTGTCATTCCCATTATCTCATTCCTTTCAATCTAAAAACTATAGTTATATCATTAATCTCAAAATTAGCTGGAGTATCTCCATCGCTAAATAGCCTGAAACGTATTGATTTACATTCAATAGGAGCTGCAGTAGGAACAATTTCTGTAGTAACCCAATCAGTTACAGGAGAACTTGCTGACAATTCAGTACCAGATATAGTTTCAGTAAAAGTCCCAGCATTACCATTTATAGAATAGGCTGTCTGGATTTCACTAGTATCACCTCTATGTGTAACATAAAATTTATATATCTTCTTAACTTGTCCAGGATTTCCAAAGTCTATATCTTTAGTTTTTATATCTACAGCAGATGATGTAGCTGTAGTTGCACTTGCTAAACTATCTACCCACTTCAATATAGTACCATTCGTATGAGCATACACCAAATCACCATTCCAATCTGTAACAAAGTTTGTTTTAGCTTCTGATGTAATAGTGGCAGCAGATCCTTCAACCCAAGATTGTGTCACCATATCATATAAAAAGGTAGCACCATCACCAGTAGTAGTAATATCATTTGCAATGAGTAACTGTCTTTTCTTTGGAATATAGCCAATCATAGGCTCACGAGTAGTAAATGTATCCCAAAGGCTTTCTTTTATTATCTGCCTACCTTTCTTCTCAAGCAAGTTACTTACTCTTTGACCATCATAGATATAACATCCTTGCTTATTAACCCATGCTATACCAAAATCAGTCTTACAAACAGCAGCAGAATGAGATACTCCTTTATGCATAAAAGTATCTTCAAGAAATTCTATGTCTTGAGATATATTTAATAGCTCCATTTTATTCTTTTTAAATATCAAAATTCTATCTGCGTATGCTTCTAGCTTTACTATCGCATCTCCATCTCTATGACTGGCAATGATTGCTCCTGATCTAGGAAATACGTCAAACTTGTTTACTGGAGACTTGAGTATTGCATCTCCCACTACTTCTGTTCTATCACTAAAGTGAACATTAACATTCCCTATATAAGCCTGCCTATTAGCCACAACTGCAGTTTTATATTGAGATATAATGCTTTCTTCATCATCTAAGAACCCTGAATTAATAGAGTATGTTATAACACTTCCAGGATTAAGAAAAGAAGATTCATCAGCACCAACATCAGTACCACCAGCTTCAGACAATTCCCAATAGTATTGTGAATATTGGGAATCAAAAGCCATATCATAGTCCTTTTGAGTATCTGTTATAGTCATTTTTCCTGAGATAAAATCTCCAGATGCTTGTAAATACCAATCTTTATTAGTACTAACTGCTATTTCCTTGGCATATAGATTACATCCAGTTATCCTCTTATTCCATGCTGCAACTCTCCAATCCTCAAAATGTATCCTAAAAGCTGGAGCTTGTGTTGCTCCATTTGGTGTATCTACATAGTCAGTTGTAACATCATCATCCTGAACTAAAGTAGTTATTTGACTTTCTTGAAGTTTATCATATATAAAAGAAATACCAAATTGCCACCGAGTGGTATTAGCACTATTTTGCCATCCAGAAGCTCCTGCATTAGCGGCCCAATCAATCTCTACTAAACAATTATTGGCTGCTAAAAGAGCACTATTATCATTTATATTTCCTGCTGATTCATGTGCAGTTACAGTTTCAATTGTCGGAGAATCTGTAACAACGGTAGTTCCACCTACATCTATAATTTCAGCTCGCATTCGATCCCAAGTAGCTAAAGATGTAGATGTAGATGCTATATTAAAATAAAAATCATTGTAATCTTCATAAAGTCCCGGAGGAGTCATTGCATTATGAACAGCTATATCCTCATAAGTTATCCAGGAACTAGTAGCATTTAGATATGTTCCTACCCTTATTGTTAGAGATACGCCTTTTGTCGCACCAATGACTTCAAATAACCAGTAAACTCTTACCCTTTCAACATTATCTAATTCACCACCAGTAGCACTTGCCAGTATAGTTTTTGTCTCATATTTAGCATTATGGGTATGCCCATCAACAATAACAGAATCTGGTGTAGCCATAGGGTTGCTATCACCTTCACCAATGCCTCGAAGGTCTATTTCATTAAAGTAAGATATATTAGGGGGAGATACTGCCTGACCAGTATTATACCATTCATCAATATTATAAGAAGGAGAGATATCTTTAAATAATGTCCTACCTATATAACCATACCATTGATTGACATTATTGGCATTAAAATTTCCATCACTTATTCTTAATGCTCCATCTACAGAATAAAAAGAAGCAGCAAAATCATTATCACCACCCACAGTTATAGTCTGAGATTCACTCCAAAGATCTTTATTTTTACTATAGATATATACAGCAGCATCACTACTTTCATTATCAGCTAATACTAAGTAATCATCACCAGTCTCAGCAGGATCATATATTTTAAGTGAAACATCATCTATATTAAATGATGCCGTTCCATCTGAAGTAACATCTATTGTAAAAGGTTGATCTGGATCTGAAGCATGAGATGTAAAGGTAGTGGTATGAGTTCCATCAGATTGTTCTAAATTTGTATTAGCTGCTGCAAATTGACTACCTGATCCTAATATTCTAAAAGCTGTAATATTCCCATTAGACCAACTGCTAATTGTATAAGTAAAAGCATAGGTGACAGCTGCTACACCTTTTTCCAAACGATTAGCAGCAGTTTGAATTAATGTACCAGCACCTGATGAATGTGTATATGTGGCATCAGTAGAATCTGCTGCCATATCACCTGTTCCAGACCAAACAGAAGTAAAATCTCCAGTATTAGCTAAATGCTCTCCTAAATGACCATTAATTCTATCATGACTAAACTGAAATAATCCATATCCAGGCTCTATATCAACAACAGCAGCTGGAGCCCCCTGAGCAGCAGTTCCACCCATCAACCTAATCTTACCCAACTCATCTACCATCACATCAGTAGCTTCAGATAGCTCACTCTCAGCTATATCCCTAGGATCTGAATTGTTATTCAATCCTCCATGAAACTGAGTTATCTTATAAAGCTGTTTAGGCATCTTCTTCCTCTGAAATTATGGGAGAGGTATACACAACAGTCAGCGAACCGTCTGAACATGTGAGCCGAGAGAACCAAGGAGGAGCATTGTAGTCCCTCTCCCAATTATAGTTATTAACTTTTATTGATTGCATTTTTTAAAACTGTCTCAACAGATGAATATATAGCCTCTATAATCTTAGCCTCTGTCTTCTCATTAATAAAAGGTAAGTCTATATTTTTATTTAATTCATCAACTATACCCTTCTTCATTTCTTCACTAAACAAGTATTCAGAAATAGCTTCCTTTATAGCTTCACCAATATTCATTTCTTCTCCTTTAATACGTTTATTATTGATTGTAGCTTGAACACATCCATCTCTAATTTATCAATGCGTTCATCAGCGTCATTAGGTTCTTCTACATAAGATAATATCTTATCAAGCTTAAACTGCTTAGCTACTAATTTGACAACTGCTTGAGCTACAATAGCTGAAATCATTTCCCAACCACTTTATATATTGCTTTTTTAATTGATGTCCAAATCAGATCATCCCATTCTGAAGGACTTAATGCTACCATCTTATCTATAGCTAGTATAGCTATTAGTGCATATTCCCAATTGCCTGCAATCCATTCCATCTTTATTTCTCCTTTTTATTAAATAAATTTTGTATGATATCAACGATGGCTGTATAGCTAGCTTTTAGCTCTTTTATATCCATCGTATGTTTTTTTAAAGCATTAATCAATCCTATCACAATCCCTTCTAATCTAGTAAATGATTCCCTCATTTCTTTCTGAAGTTCGCTTTGTATGAATTGATTCTGTTTCCATATAAAGTATCCGAAAGCCATACACATAGCCACAGGAACTCCGACACGTTCTATAATTTCTATTACTGTTTCCATTAACCCTCAATTAATTCACCCCACAATGAAGTTTTTCCATTGATAATCTGTATCACATGAACAGTAAATAATCCTCTTTTATAAAAATCCACTATAGCAAATGCATGTGCCCAATTGTTATTCCTATTTTCAAGCCAATCATTAGCTTTAGGACTCATATCTTTTAAGCATCCAATACTCCATGCTGCTTTAGGCCCATCCATATGAGTTGCTGTCATGTGTTGCAAATCATGCCAATGCCCGTACATTATATTACATCCCATTTTTCTGAGATGATTTGCTGTATGATACTGGCCACCATATTGATGACCGTGATAGAAGTAAAGCTTTCCCATTTTGAGAGGCTTACCAAAAGGATTGTATACATATCCCCGTTCTTTCAGCTTTACAGCATTGGCAAATTTAAATCTGGGAAGATATGGATATGTTTCTACACACATATTTAGCCAATTATCATGATTCCCTTCAGTGATATACTTCTCTTTACATTTCACTTTATCAAGAGACTCATCTACCATATCCATTCCCTTATTTACATCCTCCACATCTTTTGTAAAATCATCTATTAGATACTCTAATGGAGGTTTAACTTTTCTTTTGAATTTCCACACACTAAAGGCATGAAATTCTCCTACATCTCCCAGATCAATGTAAGCATCTGGTTTAACTATCTCTATGGCTCGTTTAAGACAGTTTATAGCCTTTTGGTCGTGTAAAGGAAAGTGTTTGTCTGGCGTTACTATTACTCTTTTGACAACACCCTTGTCCGATTTAGGCATATTGTTCTCCCTATTCTGTTTTTAGTTCCTTCCCTATCTTAATAACAAGATATACTAATGTAGCTATACCTACACTTAAACTTACTACTTCTGGCAACCAACTCCAAAGTGATAGCCAAAATCCTCCTAGTCCTGCTCCAGTTGTTTTAAGTGTTTCTTCCATTATATTCCTATATTATGTTGTAGGATCATATTTAAATACTAATGTACAGTTTGTATCAGATGGTGCAACAG